CAGGCCATATCTCCCAATCGACCAGGCCGGTAATGTGGACCTCCCGAGAGACTGGGAAGACGACGTGCTAAACGCTATCGAGTCGGGACTGAGGGACGAGCTTCGGTAGGATACTGTTTCTTTGCGTCAGTCAGGGACAAGATCAAATCGCCAATCCTGCGTTTAACCTCGGCGGTATCGCCTACGTTGTCCCAATTCACATAGTCAGGATCAACGTAGAGGAAGTCATGGACTGCATTCTGTAACTCGGAAAGCTGATCTTTGATTGCCTCAATGTTTGCGACGAACTGCTGTTGTGCTGTTGTTTTCATTTCTTCACCTTCTGAGATTGCCGCCTAGCCCTACTCCGACACGTTGACCCGCAGAATCGCGGGCCAGGGACGTTCAGTCTGGCGGTAGTCACCTTGCCGCAGACTGAGCAAGTGACCTGCCCAGTCTTGCGGTATTCGTGGGGCATTTTCATGTCGCTGATACCGGAACAATTTCAACGTGAGCAAAGCCAAATTGAGGTTTGCTGTATTGCCGCAGGGCTTTGATAGCAATGGCGTGGCTTCCGCACCATGCAACAATACCGTCTACGTCGGTCGCTCTCCATGACATGTTTTGCGGGTTGTGAGTGCACGCTACCGCGTGCGTATACGTGCGCGCTGTTTTGCGGGTAAATGTCTTGCCGTTGTAGACGGCCTTTAGTGTTGTTGCGTTCATGTCCTTCCCCTTAAAGGCTGACAGTCTTGAAAACTTCCGACGAGTTCGGAGTGTTCCGAACCCAGCGGATGATTTTGCCATTGCCGCTCTTCTCGACCGTAACCCATACAGCGGAGTCGCCGCTGATTTTTACGCTCTGTCCGTTCTTCAGGTTGTTAATGGTTGCGTTCATGTCTCTCTCCGGTTCCCGCTTCAGGCCAATCCGTCAGCGTGGGTATAGTGTCCCACATTCAGATCAAGAATGCAACTGTTATTTATCAGTTGTACCATAAAATGTTCTGATGCTCAGCTGAAAAAATCCGCTCTTGGTGAAATGTTTCATATGTAACGTTTCACCTGCAACGTCGTAAGTTGCGCGTATGCCGAAACATGCGCAACCCTTTGCCGTTTGTCATTTCCCGCTCGACCGCACCAAGGCCGAGTCGGAGATTCAGGTATTCCCTGCCGGTGACTTCTCGGTTCCTCACGGCGCCATGCGCGGATCTGGACCGTGGAAGCTCGACCAGGCGGCAGCATCCGCACTGATCTCGAAAGTCGCCAAGCGCAAGACCGCGCTCGTGGTGGACTACGAACACCAATCCCTGATGGCAGCCACGAACGGTATGCCAGCCCCGGCCGCTGGCTGGATCGAATCAAGCGCGCTCCGCTGGGACGATGCTGGTATGTTCGCCGCTGCTCGATGGACCGAACGCGCCAAGCAGATGATCGAATCCGGCGAGTACGCGTATATCTCGCCAGTTTTCACGTATGACGAGAAGACCGGGACTCCTACCGATCTGCTCAACGTTGCACTGACCAACAACCCCGCGATCGACGGAATGAAACCCGTGCTACTCGCGGCCGCTTCCAGATTTCACCAACCCCCCGAGGTGCCCACCATGCTGCACGCCGCAGTGACTGCCCTGCTCGGCATTGCCGAGGATGCCGAAGATTCGGCAATCATCGCCGCTTGCAATGCGGTTTCAGAAAAACTAACGAAGGCCGACGAAGCCATCGCCGCAGCGACCACGACCGCGCCCGATCCGGCCAAGTTTGCGCCGGTTGCCGCGCTGACCGCGTTGCAGGATCAGGTAGCGGCTTTGCAGTCCGCTTTGACCAAGCGCGAGATTGACGACCTGATTACCCCTGCTCTGGCCGATGGTCGGCTGAATGCCAATCTCGAAAGCTGGGCGCGCGATCTGGGCGCCAAGGATACCGCCGCGCTGAAAGCGTTTCTCGACAAGGCGCAACCCATCGCCGCGCTGTCCGGTTCGCAGACTGGCGGAAAGCCGCCGACCACGACCGATGATCCCGTGTTGACTGACGCGGATCTCGCCATTTGCAGCGCGCTCGGTATCAGCCGAGAGGCGTACATCAAGAACCTGGAGGCCGCATAAATGCCACTAACAGCAGACCGCAGCACCCCGTACCGTGACGGCAATCAGTTCGAGTTCCCTGTCGCGGCATCCACCAAGATTTACGCGGGCGCCCTGGTTGGCGTCGGCACGGGAACCACGTATGCCGCACCGATGACGGCAGCGACCACGTGGAAATGCGTCGGAGTCGCGCAGGAGTTGGCCGACAACTCGGCAGGCGCGAACGCAGCGATCAACGTCAAGGTTCAACGTGGCGTGTTCCGCTTCGTCAACGGCGAGTCGATCACTCGAGCATCGCTCGGTGCGACCGCATACGCGAACGACGATCAGACCATCTACACCACCAGCACCGGCCGTTCGATTGTTGGCGTCATTCGTGACGTCGATTCGGCTGGCGTTTGGGTCGAAATCTAAGCCCGAGGAACTGACCGATGATTATCAACAAAGGCACATTCTCTAGCCTGTTCACGGGCTTTAATACCCTATTCCAACAGGGTTTTGAGGCCGCCATGTCCGATTGGGACAAGGTGGCGATGACCGTTCCGAGCAACACCAAGTCGGAAACCTACGGATGGATGGGCAAGGTAACGCAGTTTCGCGAGTGGGTCGGTGATCGCGTATTGCAGAACCTCTCGGCTGGCAGCTACCAGATTTTCAACAAGGACTTCGAAAATACCGTCGTAGTCGATCGCAACGACATCGAAGACGACACGCTCGGCATCTACGCGCCGATCATGCGCCTGCTCGGTGAAGATGCACGGGTTCATCGGGATAAGTTGGTTTTCTCGCTGATGAAGGCGGGATTTACAACCAACTGCTACGACGGTCAGTATTTTTTCGATACCGATCACCCCGTCGGGACCGGAACCGTTTCGAACTACGGAGGCGGCTCCGGGACTGCCTGGTATCTGCTCGACCTGTCGCGCAGCCTGCGACCGTTCATCGTTCAGATGCGCAAGGATTACAAATTCCAGTCCTTGCAGTCGGACACCGATGAAAACGTCTTCATGCGAAAGCAATTCGTCTATGGCGTGGACGCACGGCTCAACGTCGGATATGGACTGTGGCAGCAAGCATACGCCAGCAAGCAAACCCTGGACGCCACGAACTTCGCCACGGCCAAGGCCGCGATGGCCTCGTTCACGGCAGACAACGGCGACGTCCTGAACATCCGCCCGACTCTGTTGGTTGTACCGCCTAGCCTGGAATCCGCAGCGCGCACGTTGCTCAACGCGGAGATCACCAGCAACACGACCAACATCTGGCGCGGTTCCGTGGATCTGCTCGTTACCCCGTGGGTGATCTAAGCATGGCTGTCAACAAGCCAGAAAAGGGGGCATCTTCGGATGTCCCCACCATCCTGCGGGTTTCGAGCTTCGCGCAAATGCGTTGCCGTGCCGGTCGGCAGTTCACGACTGAGCCGGTAGATCTCCCGCTTGAATCTCTGACCGACTCGGACATCGAAGCCATCGAATCCGATCCGCAACTGAAAACCGAACGAGTCTAAGCCATGTCAGAAGCCGACCGCAGCTTACCCGCAAGAGAGGCCAGAATCTACGACTCGCTGGCAGTTGCGCCGACCGCTGCGGCGTATGGTGTGGGGCCGGCGTGGATCGGCGGGATACTGTATTGGAGTGACGGACTATCGTGGGACGATGTTGTAGGTTCTGGCGGTTCTGGTAGCGCGACCACGCTTGATGTTGCATCGCTCGGCGCGGATACGACAGGCGCAACGGATTGCGCGTCAATCATCAATTCTGCGCTTGCATCTCTTTATGCCGCTGGTGGCGGCACTTTGTATTTTCCTATCGGCGTATACCGCGTTGATTCAGCCATAACGATTCCTGGCGACTCTGCGACTCCGCAGAAATCTGTGCCAATTTCTTTTGTTGGCGAGGGTGCTCGCTGGGTGGGCCGAAATGTTTCTCCAACTGGCGGATCGGTTCTTGACCTTCGGGCAACAGATACGTATGGGAAAATCAAATCCAATTCGCTGCATCTACTTTCGTTTAGCGGACTTACGTTTACAGACGGCGCAGGAACGTCGACCCCGTTCATTTATACGACAAACGCCACGCTAAACATCGATGCGTGCGCTTTTTGGGGATCTAAATCAAGCGCATGGGATCAGGACGCAATTATACTCGGCGGCGCTAATCAGGTCGAAGGCGGGCAAGGATGGGATGATGGATTCCAGGGATATGGAACGGTCATTAAAGATAGTTATTTTGCAAAGCTGAGGCGCGCTATCTACGGAAGGGCATTTTGCAATGCTGTAAACATCATAAATAATACAGTATGGTCAAGTTGCGGAGATAACGCAGGCGCGGCGATTGAAATCAACGGTAGACCAACAACCGGGAGCGGTGTTGCTGCAGGAAACTATATTGCTGGAAACCTGATAGAACTCGTCGGGTATAAATATGGGATTATGCTTAATTATGCGTCCGAGAATGTACTAATCGGAAATGGGTTTTACGATGCGACCGGCGTAACAACTGCATCGGTGCGCTTTGAAGCAAACGCTAACAGCAATTTTGTCATTAGCGCGTATGACGCTTCATCAATCAGCGATATTAATGGCAGCGATTCGTCTCTGCCGAACAGGGTTCTTACGCAAAAACAAGCATCAATCGGCAAGCTAGGCCCGGTTTCGTTTCCCGACTCGAACTATCCGACCACAATCCGCAAGCCCGTTATGTCGGGGTGGGACGCAACTGCATTTACTGTGCAGCCAGGTTCGTCTATAGCAGACGGATCAACCCTGATTAAGGTATTGCGCTCAGCCGCTGAGTCAACAAACCCTGCAGCGGTTATTATGTCGCTCGTTCAATCTGGCACGTTAACGCTACGCGGAAGCTCTGCAGGGCAGTTGATCGCACAGGACGCAGCAGGTTCTGAACTAACCCGCTTTGATGCAGGAATGCGGCAGTGGAAAGCTGCGGGAACCGGGGGGCCAATGCTACAAGATAGCGGAAGCGGCGGCAGTTATTTGACCCTGAAAAACTACGGCGTAAAGCTACAGTTACAAGACGGCTCCAACGAGGTAATGATTAAGCAGGGCAGCGGCACACCAGAAGGCGCGATTGCGGCAAATGTTGGCTCATTGTATTTAAGGACGAATGGTGGTGCAGGAACAACGCTGTATATCAAGGAAACAGGCACAGGCAATACCGGGTGGGTAGCAAAATAATTCCATGACCATCGCAACCCAGTCCGACCTGATCGAGCACCTCGGCAACAACGGAGCGATCGCGCTTGCGCAGATTACCGATCCGGTCGGGGCAGTGATCGACTCGGCGTTGGTGACTGCATCGCTTGAGCGTGCAGACGATGAGATTTACGCATGGATTGCCGCAGTCGTCGCGGTGCCGATGGCATCGCCATACCCGCCGCTGTTGGTAAAGATCGCGTGCGTGATTTGCCTGTACTGGCTATGGGCAGGCGATGAGCGACCGGAGCGGATCAAGGACGACTACAAATGGGCAACGACCATGCTTCGCGACATCGCAGGCGGAAAAGTGAGCCTCGGCCTGGCCGGTAATGGATCGGGACCGGCAGAGACATCCGGCAACTCTGCCACGTTCGAATCCAGTTCGAGCGTGTTCTCGCGTGCGGCAGGGGATTACTGATGCAGCTTGCGCCGATTGTCGCGCGGATCTCAACAGTTGCCGCGCTCAATGATCGCGTGCAGCTTGCGCCGACGATCGATGAGGCAGTGACCACGTTGCTCGGAAAGACCCCGCCAGCCGTCCCTATGGCCGTTCTGACAGGCGCAAGGGAAAAGGCAGCACCTAGCCAGCGGATCGCAGCGGCGCCAGCGCTGCATCAAGTGACGTGCTCGTTTGTGGTGGCAATTTGTATGCGCTACAGCGGAAACGCGATGCAGGCAGCGGATGCGCTTGATGCAATCGTTCGGAGTGTGCGAGACGTGCTGATCGGCTGGATACCGACCGGATGCGACCGACAGTGCTATTACCAGGGCGGGCAGCTTTTGCCATCCAATCCCGGAACTTTGATCTGGGCGGATTCGTTTGACACAACCTACTTAGAGGATGCGCTATGAGCGTCGAACTTTCTTCCAAAAATGTCGCCCTCCTGGCGAAGAACGAAACGACCGACGGCGTTGACGCGTCCCCGGCCGCTGCGAATGCCGTACTGCTCCGGTCGTTGACAGGGAAAACGCTTGAAGGTCAGACCATCTCGCTCGACTACTTGAGGAACTATTTCGGCGCCTCTCCGAAGTTGCTTGTGCAGAAAGGCTCATCGATGTCCTTCGCGTGCGACATCGCTGGCAGCGGCACGGCAGGCACTGCGCCTGGCTGGGATGCACTGCTCCGAGGTTGCGGCTTTGTTGGTGCGACTCAGGCAGCATTGACCGGGGCCGCGCAGGCAGCAACTGCAACGACCATCACGTTGGTTGTTGGTGCGCCCGCAACTGACGACCTCATTTGCGGCCTTCCTATCACGATAACGGGCGGAACTGGCAACGGCTCAGTTGGATGGGTGAAGGATTACAACGGAACGACCAAAGTCGCCACGGTTTGGGGATGGAGTGGAACGACCCCGGCAGCGGCGAGCACGTACAGCATTCCGGCTTTCTACTTCTACAAGCCGATCTCTACCAGCTTTGAAGGAACGTCGCTTTACCGGACCATCGATACCCTGCTGTTCAAGTCGCTTTCGTCAAAGGGCAATTGCGCGTGGAACCTTTCCGCGAACGAAGCGCCTTCGATGAACTTCGACTACCAGGGAACTTATGCAGCTCCCACGGACGGAGGCGGCGCGATCACCACCGACCTTACCCCGTGGAAAGATCCGGTTGCCGTGAATACCGTGAACACGTTCGGGTATTTCATGAACATGCCCATGAACGGTTCAAGCACGGGAACGATCGGCCTTAACGTCAAGTCCGTCAACATCGATGCGGGCGTGGCAGTCGCGCGGCGCTCACTGATCGGTGTGGACAAGATCAAGATCACCGACCGGCAAGCAAAGGGACAGATCGTTGTTGACGCCGTAACCGTGGCAAACAAGGCGGTTCATACCTACTTGGAAAACCTCTCGAATGATCCGATGTTGATTACCCACGGGACGACCGCAGGCAATCGGTTTTCGATCTTCGCGGAGAAAGTAACGATTGACGACATTCAGGACGGCGAAGACACGGGAACGGCAATCTGGACGATCCCGTTCACGCTCAACCCGATCGCAGCCAATACGGAAATGCGGATCGTTTGTTTCTAATGACGGCGAGACACTAGCCGAATCGCGGCGCGCTCCCCTCGCGCTGTCTACCCGGTGCCGGTCCTGGGGCGATACTGACCGGCAACCCTTTCGAGACATAGAGGATTGAATCATGTTCGTACTGCAAAAGAAGACTGAGCCTTTCTGGTATTCCGTTGACGTTCCGATCGTAACCGAAACCGGGACGAGTCGGACGCATCGATTCGATGTGCAATTCTCCCGTTTCACGCGATCGGAGTTGAACGATCTCCGCAAGCGTAGCGAAGGCATGTCCGACAACGGCGATGCGCTCGAAAACGATACCGATTACGTGCTCGAGATCGCGAAGGACTGGCGCGGCGTGTCGGACGGCAAGGCAGATCTCCCGTTCACCCGTGAAAACGTCCTCGCGCTGTTGGACGCTGTACCGAATGCCGCAAGCGCCATCGTCTCGGCATTCTTCACCGCGACTCTCGGTGGAGGCGCCAAAAAGGGAAACTGATCGCGGCGGCCGAGCGATGGGCAACCGCAAAGCCGCCACCGAAGGAAGGCCAATCGATCGCGGAACAGTGCGCCATCTCGGGGATACCTGAGTCGGTTTTCGCTGACGCGATCGCAGCCGAGCGGGCCGAACAAGAACCGTTCGAAGTCATGCCGGAAAATTGGGACTCGGTAATCGTGTTCCTCGGTTGCGGCACGTACTGGCGGAAGATCCTGCCGCCGATGGGCGGATCGCTGATCTTCGAAGGGCTGATGTCTGGCAGTGTGCGGGACGTGATTTGGGCGCACGGACACGAAGGAAAACGCGCTCAAGAGATCTTTCTGGACATCCAGATTATGGAAGCCGCAGCGCTCGGTAAGCTGAGAGAGAAAGCCGACAAATGACCGATATCACCCTTGGCATCAAGATCACGGCCGACGGCAAGAACGCCAAGACCGAGATCACCTCGGTATCCTCAGAACTCGGCAAGCTCGAACAGTCCAGCGGCAAGGCAGCAAAGGGACTCAAGGCAACATCCGGCGCGGCCGGGACCGCTGGCAGGGCATTCGATACGCTCGGGATTTCCGCTGCAAAGCTCGGCGGATTCTTCACGGGCGTAGCTCTTGTCGGGTACACCAAGGCGTTGATCGACATAGGCGACCGGGCCAATGTCCTGGCCTCTCGTCTCAAACTCGTTACCAACTCTGCGCAGCAATTCGCGGCAGTTCAGCAAGCACTCTACGCGCAGGCTCAGAACAACGGGACCGCGCTCGAAGCACAGGCCGATCTCTACGCCAAGCTCGCCAGGGCGACCGAAGGAACGGGGCGCAGCGCGCGTGACTTGCTCACGATCACGGACGTCATCGCCAAGCAACTGAAAGTCAGCGGGACATCGGCAGCGCAAGCGGCCGGTGCGATGTTGCAGTTCGGGCAAGCCGCAGGAAGCGGCGTGGTTCACGCGGAAGAATTCAATTCAATGCTCGAGGGTATGCCAACGCTTGTTCAAGGCGTTGCGAAAGCTCTCGGACTCACCGTCTCGGAACTGAAGAATCTCGTCAACCAGGGCAAGATCACATCAGAGCAGTGGCTTGATGCGATGGTTCGGATGAAGGAGGCAACCGACCAGCAAGCGGCATCAATGGGCGGCACGTTCGCGCAAGCCTGGCAGCGGTTCAGTAATTCGGTATTCGACGCGACCGGCGCGCTTAACAACTTCCTCGGTGTGTCGAAAGGCGCGGCATCGATCATCAATGACATCTCGCGCGCGATCGATAGCGTACTCGGCAAGACTCCGACTGCAGAGCAAGCCATTTCCGACATCCAGCAAGCCGCGCTCCGGTTGTACGAGGCGCAGAAAGAGGGATCGTTTCTTGGTGCGCCGAACACGGCGGCAATCAACGAAGCCAAGAAGGCACTATCTGACGCACAGGAAGCATACGCCAAGGCGAACCAATCCGCGCGCGCTGTTGGCGACACCCTGGCCGAAGGATTCGGAAAGGCGAAGTATGTCATTTCCGACGTTGGCAAAGAGGCAGAGGCGACCATTCAAGCCATCTCGGACTATGCCAAGAAAGTCGGACTCCCGGCAGAGATCGCCGTGACCGTTGCCAAGCTCGAATCCCAACTAAAGCAGTCAGCACGAAGCGACGATGGTGGCGTTGGGATCATGCAGATCACCGACAAGGGATTGAAGGCCAAGGGCAACGTAGAAAACGCGCTCGAAAATATCAAGATCGGAGTTGACGAACTGGCGCGGCTTTACAAGAAATACGATGGCGACCTGTTAAAGACGCTCGCAGGCTACAACGGCGGCGAAGGCAATGTTGCCCGGTACGGCATCGGCGCCAATTGGGCTCAGAAGTATTTTGCAGCCTATGACAAGGCCGCGCGGGAATTGAAAAGCAAATACCCGAACGGCATCGAGTTGTTCGATGAGAAGGGCGCTAAGGAAAACATAGCGGCCATAAAATCCGATATGGATTCGTTGATCTCCGCGCAGATTTCAGCAGCCAAGGCGCAAGAGACTGTCGCGAAGTCTCGACTCGCAACGGAAGAACAGATCATCTCAGAGCAGCGCAAGGCGTTCGAAGCGTTCACCAAGAGCGAAGCGAACGGAATGCAAGGCGATCAGAAAATCGCCTATCTGCAACGTGCAGCACAGCAAGAAGCCGCACTGATTCAGCAGCAGACCGCGCTAAAGCAACGCGCAATCCAGATCGAACAACAAGCAACCCAGGCCGAGCTTGCCGGGATCAATCAACGGATTGCAGCCGCAGATCGTTTGCAACTAACGGAGTCGGAGCGGATCTCGCTGACCAATCAGCAGCGGCAGGCGCAAGCCGATCTATCCTCGCTGACCGAGCAATACAACGCTGTCGCGGTACAGGGGGCCGGTGAACTGGTACAGGTTCAGCAGCAAGTAGCAGACGCGCAGATCGAAGAAGCGAAAGCCATCGCGGACGCTGCACAAGCACGCACCGAATATCTCGCCAAGCTCGACGCGCAGATTGAAGCACTCAAGACCGGCAACAAGCTACTCTCGGACCAGGCCGAACTACATAAGCTCACGAAAGGACTGGCAGCGGACGAGGCGAAACAGTTCGAGGCATTGGCGAACTCAAAAAAACAGCAAATCAACGAGATCGAGAAGGCACAAAAGACTCAAAAAGAGAACGAAAAAGCCGTTGCAGACCTAGTATTGCGCACGGGGCAGTATTACGAGGCGATGGTTCGGCAAGCTCAGAACGCAGCGAGCGGCATGGCGGCAGCATTTGGCGAGACTGGCGCGGCAATCGGGCAGCTCATCGTCGGACTCGCGCAGTATCAGGACACCATGTACAACATCCAGCAGCGCACCGATGCGCTGTTGAAGGCAAACCGGGAAGCCGGGGGCGGCATCGATCAGGAGATGCAGATCCGCGCCCAGGCGATGAATCAGGAACTCGCCGCGCAGGTCAACAACTACGGCAACCTGACCCAGGCCGCGCAGAGCTTCTTTGACAAGGGAACGTCGGGCTATCAGGCGATGGAGAACGCCACGAAGGTATTTCGTGCCGTGGAGCTTGGATTGACGCTTGCCAACTATGCACAGATGGCAGTCGCAGGGCTTGCGCACACGCAAAGCGACGTTGCACAAGCCGCAGTCAGAGGGCAGGCGAAAGCAACGGAAGCCGTGGCAGCACAGGCAACTGTGCCAGTCGCAGGATTCGCAATGGCGGCAGCAATGGCCGCGATGATGGCCGCGATCGGATTCGGAGTTGCAGGGGCAACGAGCAGCGGACCACCGGCAGGCGCCATCTCAAATACCCCGTGGCAGTCGCGCAAGAATAGCGGGACGGTTTTCGGTGACGCATCCGCGCAATCGAACAGCCTACAGAACGCGCTCGAATTGGTTGCCAAGAACAGCAGCACCGACCTTGCCTACTCGGCCGGGATGTTGCGCAGCTTGCAGAACATCGAAAGCGCGATGGCAGGCGTGACCAACTCGGTCATTCGCAACGTGGCGCCCGCGCAGGTTAGCGGACTCGGGACCAAGCAAACGATTAGCTGGGACCCGTTTGCCATCTTCCTCAAGACCACGAAAGCCATCACCGATTGGGGCATCGGCGCATTCCCGCAAGCATTGCAGAAGATCCTTGCGAGCGGGTTCGAAGGAAAGACGTTCACGGATGTCACGACCAGCGTTAAGTTTTTCGGAATGACGCTCGCATCGTCAACAAAAACGATGATTGGCGACATGGCGAGCGAGACGGAGAAGCAGTTCACGCTGGCGTTCAAGTCGATTGCGGACACGGTACGCGAAGCATCGCAGGCGTTCGGGACGTCGAGCGAAGAATTCAACAAAATGGTCGAAACGTTCGTGGTCAAGTTCGACACGACCAGCCTCAAGGGACTGAAAGGCGAAGAACTGGAAAAGGCGATCCAGGGGCAGTTTTCCAAGATCGCGGACCAGATCGCGGCGGCGTTGAACATTACCGGCCTTGAAGAATTCCAGAAGGTCGGAGAGGGCATGTTCGAAACGCTGGTGAGAGTGTCGGAAGGCATCACCCGGGCGAATGCCGAACTCGACGCGCTTGGTATCAACGCGATCAAGTATTCGGATATCACTTTCAAGCAAGGAGATGTTGCAAGCGAGATCGTGCGACAGTCAATCGTTGCGTTCGAAGGATTGAACAGCGGTATCGGGGAATTCATCGATCAGGCAGTCGGCAGCGCGGAGGAATTGATTCAGACCTATCAAGATCTCCTGCAATCGCGCGACATCCTGAAGGGGCTTGGGCTGGACTTCGAAAACCTCAATCGCACCATGACAGACGCGGCGGGCGGCGTGAGTAACTTTCTCGACGCGCTGCAATCGTTCAGAGACAACTTTTACAACCAGGGCGAGCAGCTTTCGACCGAACTCGTTTCGCTTGCACGTGAATTCGGGAATCTCGGGCTTGCAATGCCGACCAGCAAAGACGGGTTCCGCGCCCTGGCCGAGTCGATCGATACCAGCACGGAAGCAGGCGCCGAACTGTTCGCACGACTCATCAAGCTATCTGAGGCATTCGCAACGGCATCCGATGCAGCGGACGAACTCGAGAAGAAGTACGCCAGCTATACCGACCCGTTCGCAGATTTCAAGGACCGAATCCAGAACGTCATCGATGACTTTGAGACGATCCTATCGGCCCGACTCGGCGGCATTGAAGCCAAGTACCAGAACCAGGCCGCGCTTGCCAAGCAGCAGGTGAACTCTCCGCTGCAAGCCGAATCCTCGCGATTGAGCGGCATTCTCGGGACACGACAAGCCGAAGTCGCGGCCGAATACGCGACCATCGCGCAGGCTCAAAGCCGGATCACCGAGTTGCAGGACTTGATCAATCGGGCAATGGCATCCGGTAACGCCAAGCTCGCAAGCTACGTGCGCTCATGGATGGGTGAGATTGACTACCTGAATGGCGCCATCGAAACGCTCAATGCCGACGTCGCCGCGAAAATGCGCGACATCGACAACATGAACAACCAGATCGCGGAACTGCAAAAGCAGATTGCGCAGAACTCGGCAGACATCGACGCGGGCCAGCTCTCGGAAAAACTACGGGAACTCACCCAGGAGCGCGCGCGTATACTCCGCGAACAAGGCGATGCAATCGTTCGGACCATGCAGGAAGTATGGGACCAGATCGTCGGGACCATCGAAGACGCACAGCGCAGCCTACGGCAGCAGATCGCGGAACTCACCGGACCACGGGCGATAGCAAAGCTGGCCGGTCAAAATCAGCGCGAAGCACTCGGAGACTTGAACCGCTACATCAAAGCGGGCGGCACCGACCCGGCCAAGACCGTGGAACTCGTAAGCCGTGCCCAGCAAGCCATCATGGACCGATACAACGCGCGCTTGGAAATCCTCACGCGCCAGCTTGAACGCGAGAAGGCCCGCATCGAGCGCGACATTCGCAAGAGCTATGCACCGCAGCGGCAGGAGATCCGGCAAGACCTCCGCGAGACAGAGCGCGCTATCAACAAGCAACTGCGCATCGATACTCGCGCGTTGAATGCCGATCTCCGCGAGACGACTCGGGCAATCAACCAAGCAGCGAACCAGGCCATACGCGAAGCCGAGCGCAGCGGAAACCAGCGCATCCGCGCCATTGAGCAGGCAGGGCAAGCGGCGATCGAAGCCTACCGCGCGCAAGTGCAAGCCCGCATCGACGCCATAACGGCCGCGATGGAATCCGCAATGCAGTCATTGGAAGACGTGCAGCAGGCCCAGCAAGACGCGTTATCGGACGCACAAGACCTCCGCATGGAAGCTCTGCAAGACGCGCAGAACAAGGAGCAGAAGATACTGCGCAAGGCCCAGGACGCGACCATGAAGGGCTTGCAGGATCAGTTGTCGGCAGCGCAATCGCTCAAGTCTGCATTGGCGCAAGTTGCGGACTACGCGCGGCAACTCAAGACCTCCGACATCTCAAGTCTATCGCCACAAGACAAGTTGGCCGAAGCGGCAAGCCAATACGCGGACCTGTTGCAAAAGGCCAAGACAGACCCGGAAGCGGCCGGGAAAGTCACGGGCGCGGCAGACACCTATCTGCGCCTGGCCGAGGCCTTCTTCGGGCGCGGAACGCAGTTCGCGGCCATCTTCGATTCGGTACAGAAGCAACTCGAGCAGCTTGGCGCAACTGCGACCGATCCGACCGACCCGATCCAGACAGCCATCGAAGCCTTGCAGGAATCGCAAGAAGCCGAGATGGAAGCATTGCAAAAGTTGCAGCGCGAAGAATCGAAAGCTCTGCAACGTGTTTTCCGTGACGAGTCGCGCGCCCTTTCGCGGGAGCAGCAGGACGCCAGCGATGCACTGCGCAAGACCTTTCAAGACCGCATCGACAAGGTAAACGACCACGCGCAGAAGATCGAAGATCGGATGCAGCGGGACACCGATCGGCAAGTTCAGGCCGTCGAACGGGAGACACAGAAAACCGTCAACCAGATCCAGAACCAAGCCGACAAGCAGATTGCCCAGGCCGAGCGGCAGACGCAACGGCAGATCGACAAGCTGGAAAATGCCGCGCAACGGCAGATCAACCAGGCCGAGCGGCAAGCGGATCGACAGATGGCGAAACTTGAAAAGGAGATCGATCGACTTGTTCGGAACGCAACAAGCGGCGACTCAAGCCCAGCGATTGACGCACTCAAACAAGCCACGATTGCGAAGCTGCAAGACCTTGACCGGATACTCGGCAACGCGAAGGAACAGGCCGCGCAGCACGCACGCGAGCAGATCGAGCACTTGCGGCAATTGGGCGTTCTGAACACGCGCCAACTGCGCCAGCTCAACAAGATCGGCCGTCAACTCGGCGCAGGTGACACCGACGTTCCGTCTTTTGCATCAGGTGGCGTACTCAAGCCAGGATATGCGACGGTAGCCGAAAAGGGCATCGAGCCTATCTGGTTCGACCGTGGCGGGCGCGTGCTTTCGAATGCCGAGGCCAAGGCAACCCTAAGCGACGGAGACAAGAAGATTGCCGAGGCTATCGCGGAACTCAAACAGGAAGTCATGATTCTGACCAAGGCCCAAGTGGCGGCGAACTCGCGCATCGTCCCGGCCGTTGAATCGACCGCCGCCGAAACCGCGCAAGCTCGACGCGATGCGAAGATCCGGCCGACGAAGGTTATCTGACCATGAGTCCAAGGCTCAGAACGATCATGGACGACATCACGCGCAAGCTGGACGATCTCGAGTCGGAATACATGGCAACAGCGCCGGAACATCTGCCACGCGGCGGAAGCCAAATACGCACGTACGGGCGCATGATCGGAACGCGCGTGCGCGAGTGCCGCGAGCTATACGACTGGTCTATTGTAGTTCGAGAGCGTATCGGATCGCTCATCAATCTGCGATCTCTCGGGAGTCGGTACGGGGTGAGTTACCAGACCGTTTATCGATACATCGACCACAGCCTACCAAAAGGCGCGCGCAGATGGGCCAGCACGCGCGGCGCCTGTAAGCAGAGGGCGGGCTGATGGCAACGATCTACACGGCAGAGATTCAAGCCTACGACCCGGGAACATCAGGCGTCATCACGTACCGCGTAGCGACTCATGGATTCGTTGATGCTGGGACGATTTACGAGCCTCGCATCGAAAAGCTGCCCACGTTTTCACGATCAATCCGCACGTCCTTGGTCGGCGGCACATCGACCGAGCTTTCGTTCGGAGAACTCCGACTCTTAAACGGAGATGGCGGACTTAACGCCATGCGGGACGATTACTTCGACGGCAGAAAGATCACGCTCAAGAAAGGCGACAGCGCGGCGGCATACGGGACATTCACAACCGTCATGATCGCGCGTATCGCTGGGCTATCGTTTGAGCCTGGCTATGTATCGGTGCGGATTCGGGACCGTTTGCCGGAACTGAACAACGTTTATTCCGACAAGGTTTATGGCGGGACCAACAGCCTACCGAACGGCGTAGACGGACGACCGGACGACATCAAGGGGCAGTATCGCCCAGCCGTTTGGGGAATCGTTTCGAACATGCAGCCGGTCCTTGTGAACACATCGAAACTCATTTATGAAGTGTGTTGCGAAGGAGCAGAGCACGTCCGAAATGTATTCGGAGGCGGCGCGTATCTCGAAAAAGGGACCGCCTATAGCACTGAATCTGACATGTACTCAAATCAGCCAGCACCAGGGACGTTTAGGCTTTATCAGAGCGGCAGCGCCTGTTATTTCAGGCTAGGAAGCACCCCGTACGGAAAAGTTACGTGCTCTGTTTTCAAGCATATCGCCAACTCGAACTATGCCGCAGCGGCAGGAATTCTAGAACTCATACTCTTGCAACGCAGTTTTGTCAGCGGTACCGATTACAATGCGAGCGACTTCACCACTCTCAAACAGAAGTCTAATGGTCCTCTCGGTATCGTGGTTCAGCCAGGCGAAACGATTGCAAGCCTGATAGACCGGATATGCGGGACCGTTGGCGCATGGTGGGGATTTGACCTGACAGATCAGTTCAGAGTGAAACTGTTCGACTTTGGAACGAGCGTTGCTGCGTTGACCGCTGTTCAACTGCGCGACATCGAAGGACAGCCATCGGAAGAGGAAATACCGTGGCGAATTACGATACCTGGCGACTGGAATTACGCCATACAGGCAACGTCAGAACTCGCAGGAATCGCGCAGGAGAACACGTCGCGCGTCGGTTGGCTCACGAATGAAACACGCGACCAGACTTCAGAGAACACGACGATCAAAACCCAGCGACTGACAGCACGAGAACAGCGCCACGAGGGATATTTCACGGCAATCAGCCAATCCCAAGCAGAGGCAACGCGGAGACTCGGACTGTTCGGAACGCGACGCGACGTCGTGACGGCCAAGCTGATGGATTATGAAAGCTATGCCGGTGCGATCGATCTCGGCGTGACTGTCACGGTTCAGCATTCGGAGATCGGATACACTTCGCCGCGTACAATGATTGTGACCGGGATCGACATTGATCTCGACGCCAACACGGCAGACTTGACGTTGTGGGGATGAAATGAGCTCAGTTATCGGGTACGGCAATTTGATCGATTCGTCCACGCTTACCACGAGCGGAGTATGGACAAACCTGAACAATATCAAAAACCGATTTTTCGGGGTTCAGGCATCGACTGCATACACGGCGACAAGTTTTGACATCGATCTCGGATCAGCCAAGGACATCGGAGTTATAGGCCTTGCTGACTGCGTTTTGCCACAGATTACATGGTGGAGTGTCCGATACTCGGACAACGCCTTTTCAACAAGCACTGAAATAGTTACTCCTACAAGCTCCGCAGCGTATGGCGGTGGATCTTCGTTTTTATTCACATTCCCAACATCAACGCACCGATACTGGCGCATATCATTAGCTCTTGACTCGGGATCTGGCACAACAAAGATCGGCCGCGTGTTCATCGGTCAACGATTCAAACCAGAAGACGGACTGAGCTTTGGCGCCGAGCTTGGATTCGAAGACCGCACCGACGTTGCCGAGTCGTCCGGTGGCGCCAGGTTCGCGGTTGCTCGGACTCCTCGCCGTACTCTGAAAGGGGCTTTTGATTATCTCAGCGATGACGAAGCGCACACATGGCGCGGTATCATGCGGACATACGGCAGGCATTCCGAGTACGTGCTTATTTGGGACGATGCGGATACATCGAACAAGCGCGAAGACCGAAACATGCTCTGCAACATTGACGAGTTATCGGCCGTTGAATTCCCACAGTCGACCATTCACAAGGTCGGGCTGCAATTCTCGGAGATCATTGCGTAATGGCTCTCTACCGCCAAGATTCGACCGGATTTCTTTGCGAGTTCGCATCGTCGCCAGGGGCAGGATATACCGCCGTCACGGCAATGCCAGGCGACACCGAGGGCCGCGTGACGTGGTGGCGCGATCGCTGCGTTGACGCTGCTCTCGGGCAGGCGTCTGAATGGCATCCGACACTCGCAGGAACCGCAGAGAGTTCGACCGGGCGAAGCGGAGATGGCAAAAATTACCTGCCGTTCATCTACGCTCCGATCGTGCGCGATCCGACGTATGGAACAGGCGACATACCATTATATTGGGACGGAGCGAGTAGCAACGTCTACACGACGCCGTATCCTCCTGGGCCAATTTCTGGAACAGGTACGGAAATTTTGGCATATGCATCGACGCAGACGTTGCACCTTGGCAGTTCTGCGACAGACTACAACACGACTCTGATTCCATATAGCCGATGGCTGTTGTCCGTATGGGCAAGGCCCGCATCGGGAGGCGCCAGGACATTCAAGTTCAGAATACGAGCAAGCGGAGGGACGTATTACACATCGGCTACGCTGACGACCGCTACGGCGTATGACGTGTGGGTTCGCTATTCAGCAGTCGTTGACATGGTGGCATCGTCCAGCACTACTGGCGTCGTATGCTTGCAGCTTGGCGGATCTGGAGGCGCGAATGCCGTCATCTTCGATGGTTTGATGATGGAGCGCCAGACGGACAACGGAACCGTTCCGAGCGCGTTCGTTCCTGGCGTTTCTTGAGCCTGTTGCATCATCCTTGCATCATTCGGCCTTGAAAGCCGCGTAGACTGCGGGTATCTGGTGCCGAGGGTCGGAAACGGCGGCATTTTATCCCCATTCCTCACTTCTTGTCACGATCTCTCATCGCGTAGCAGATCAGCGCGTTACGTCGCGCGTGTTCCTCTCTCGCGCTCTCATGTCCTATTATCCTGTGCGACCGTGCATCAGGATTGCATCAGTGGCATCGATTTCGAAAAGGGGCAGGCGATGGTTCGCGCAAGTTCGACGCGGAGGGATCTCTCAATCTCGCTCGTTCGCGCGGCGCCTGGAAGCCGAAGCATGGGCGGCAGACCTTGAGCGTCGAATTGAAGCAGGCAAGCCGATCACTGGCAGCGGCCGAACGTCGCTCGCGTCCGTCATGGCGCGCTATGCTGCCGAGGTGTCGCCCACCAAGCGCGGCGCCCGGTGGGAGCAGATCAGGCTAGAGGCAATCGCGCGCGATCCAATCGCAGAGATCGACATCGAACGACTCACGCCGGAAGACATCGGCCAGTGGCGCGACAGGAGATTGCGAGACGTCCAGGCCGGGACAGTCCTTCGCGACATCACGCTACTGACTGCGGTACTCGAACACGCGCGGCGAGAATGGCGATTGATCGAGACGAATCCAATCAGGGACGTGCGGAAACCTCCCGCACCAAAAGCCCGAACCAGGCTGCCGACCGATGACGAAATCGAGCGCATCTGCATCGCTCTCGGATACGACGAAGAGTATCCAGTCACGACGCACCAACAACAGATCGCCGTTGCGTTCCTGTTGGCGACAGAAACGGCCATGCGGGCCGGTGAACTGCTTTCGCTGACGTGGGATCAGGTGGACGCGTTACGACGCGTGGCGCGCCTAGAAAAGACCAAGAACGGCGACTCTCGGGACGTGCCGCTATCGAGTCGCGCGGTTGAACTGTTCGGATTGTTGCGCGGAGTTGATCCGATACGCTGTTTCACGGTTGGAGCACGGACCAGGGACACGCTTTTTCGTCGCGCTCGAGATGCGGCCGGAATCGTCGGACTGACCTTTCACGATAGCCGCGCACTGGCGTTGACGCGGCTTTCGAAGAAATTCGACGTGCTGCAATTGGCGCGCATCGCTGGGCATCGAGATCCAAAGTCGCTTATGGCGTACTATCGGGAGTCGGCCGAAGAACTTGCGCGGAAGTTGGACTGACCGGCCAAAACCAATCGGCATCGTACCACGTCGTCTCGCGCCCGTTACGCAATGTCGGACGGACTCGGAACAGGATGCCGCTTTGGCTACGCTGATTCTCGCAACGGTCAATTATCGTGACCTGCACTTGTTTCCCGCCAGGGTGGTTAAAATCAGTCAACGCTTCATCACCAACTTGCAGGTTTCGGCCGGGTTTCATTTGATCTTCAAACTGCTATGAATAGTTGAGGCAGCTTTAGCAGTACTTGTCTTGACTTGAGAATCTTTTCCCAAATATCAGCAGTCTCTTCATATTTAGATAGTTGTATTTTATCTACAAATACATATCGCCCCGAATTTTGTGCTGACTTTTGTTCGGCCTTTATTTCTTCAATTTGCCTGCATATGTATAAAAGCCTTTCATCTGTTGCATTATCAGGGTATAGGTCACACCGATACAAAACGCCATTATAGTCAGCAACAACCCACTCGCTTCCTTCATCCTTAATGAAGTAACGAACAATACCCCAGTGCCTTAAATCGTTGTTAATGTCCCCAGTCTCAAGGTACAAGGACAAGCAAGGCAATTGCCGAAATACGGCAAGCGTCATCTGCTTTCCGTTGACATGCAACGCTCTGATTGTGACTGAGAGCGTGTCTAAGCTCGCGCTCTTGGTTTCAATTTCCATCACTAACCCCTCTGCCTCTCTGCCCATTTCTTGACCTCCGCAGGTATCCAGCGGCGGCACGCCTTTCCGATCCGCACCGACTTCGGAAACGTCGGACTTGCCGCGACTCGGTACGCTGTTGCATCGGCAACGTGGAGCCATGCGGCGAGATCCGTGATCGACCATAGGCGGTCGTCTTGTGTCGGTTTGTTGATCATTTTTTTTCGTACCATTTTAACTCTGGACCGCATCCGAATCGTTGAGAATAGGACAGGTCAAGCCATCGCCCTTCTGGGTCGCCGCTACACTGCGGCATTCCAAACCGGCCCTATTCCTACACAAGCCCGTAATGGTCTACTAAGGTGAGGTAATGTCCAGTATGAACGTGGTCCCGTCGTTGCAGACCGCCCTAGAACTCCAACCAGAACCAAATCCTGCCCACCGGATCAAACTCACTCCTCCGTGGGATTCGCACCCCTTATCAGCCTGCAACAATTCCCAGGAATTGAACTGTACTGAGCATCCGGTCAGAAGGGCGATCAACAGGACAGAGGATTTCTTCATTATATTATTCCGTAAATGGTGGCCCCGGTGATACCCAGTCACCATACACTTGTGTTGCAAGGAGGGGCCATATTCAAACATGCGTCCACGTCTCTCCGCGCCAGATCTTCAAGATTGTGGACTGTGATACTTCGAATTTCTCTGCAACCTCGCGCGCTGCTTCCAAATACCTCAACCGCTTCGGCTCAAGCTGTCGCACGATCCGAACGTCATCGTCCGTCAGCTTTGCCGTATGCGATGCGGCACCGACGCGGCCAGGGCGTCGAATCTTGCGACCGTCCTCGGCCTTGCTTGCCTTTTGTGATTCTCGCCATGCCGCATTCTTGCAGGGACTGCACCATGAATGATGCACCCATTTTCCCTGGTTGTTTCTGACCATTCGGAACTCGGAGATCGGCTTTTCCGATTTGCACTTCGGACAGCGTTTCATTCCAGTCCAATCCTCAGATAGAATCGTTGCTGCATTCGCCCGATCTCGGTCGATTCGAACCCGTTGCCGTCCTTCCACTTCACGCCGATATCGCCTTGTCCTTCGTTCGTTTCCGACCGTGGACGAAACCCGCGCATACCTGGCCGACGTTCCATATAGGTATGCTTGCAAGCCGAGCATCCACGATATTGAGCAGCATTGGCCTTGATACCGCGCAACCCTGCGGCAGATCGAACCGTGATCGTGCCGCAGTTCGTGCATTGCGTGCGCCATGTATTCGGATCATGCCCGCGCCCTAGCACTTCGCTGGCGCCGTATACCTTGCCGGTGTGATCGATTGCGCGCATTAGTCGATTGGAGCAAATAGGCTATGGCGAGAAGATCCACGCGCCGCAGCAGTCATGCCACAGTCCGCGCGCTCCCATGCCGGATTGCTCCAAGCGTTGAAATACAGAACGTTGTCTGTCGCGTTCGGCGGTATCCTCATGCTTACATTCAGCCTGATGTCAGGCTCTCCGCTCGTGGTGTGCAGATACATCGAAGCGACACCGTATAGAGGGTACGTTGACTGCGGTTCATCGGTTGGTTGCATGTCGCCGGAAACGTCCCGCCGATACCCTAGCGGAGTGCGGTACGGCCTCCCGTACCGAACAGAGATGACCTGTTTAACTGAGCCGTGCGAATCCATCTGCACGTAGCACGCGTCAATGGCGCCGTTCGTCTGGAATTCTTCCGGCGTGATCGCGTGGGCCGGTACGACTGTTGCCAGGAGCAGCAGAAGAAAAAGAAGGATTGCGATGGTTTTCATGTGGGTTCCCCGTTTGCGTTTTCGATAATCTCGCCCGTTGATGTATCGACATGTTGCACGGTCGATTCCTCCTCCTGCACTACCGGCGCCCATGTGCCATTGATTGCGTCATCGACGCTCAATTCCTGCCGCGGTGACTCGTCCAAGGCGATGGCAGTTGCCAGTTCAGGCGAGCGCGGCAGATACTTGCAGATCCGACGCAGCACAGTCTTGCGCCACATTTCCTCAGTGTCGGTATCCCAAGGAGTCTTCTTTCCCCATTTCTTGGAGTTCTGGACGTTCTGAGACCGATCGCGAATCGACTCGATTTGATGCCGCGTCATGACCTCGACGTGAAACCCGCCATCTGCGAACTCTGCGACGGCATACGCAAGGCGCATTTCTCCCGGTTCGCCATCCAATGCAGGCTCATGCGCCAAGATCGTCTCGAGTCCGGTGCGATACGTGAATGTGTCACCGTCACGTACAACATGCGCTTCGATGCGCTTCACGCGGCCGGTACGGCGAACGAGATCGACCAGGCCCTGATACCCGATTTGCAGTTGGCATTCCTCTTTGTACGGGATCAGGTAGCACTGACCGAGAAGGCCAGGCTCAAGCCCGAGCTGAGACGCCTGTATCACCGACGCGAAGACGCTCGCCGGTTGGCATTGCGCCAGCTTCGGATTCTGCCGAAAGCACGTCAGCGCGATTCGCGCCATGCGATCCGGGTTCAGGTGTCGCGGCAATGCGCGTGCGATCTCCGTCTTGAACTGTTCGAGAAGTGCTGGGAACTGCCTTTCTCTTGGCAATGATGCAATCTTTGCGCTCTGCGATATAGCAGACTTCAGTTGTTCAGTGCTCATATATGCCTCCATTTACGCAATGCTTGAATGTTTCTAACGGTGCATTTCGCTATTCCATAGTCACTAGCAACTACAGCAACGTCTCTATGATCAGTCCTGATTGACATAACCTGATGTGGTGCAAGCTTTGCTGATGCGTGACGTTCACCTTTAACCTGATTTGATCTTCCCTTTCTCCTCATGTCTTCAATATTATCTGCCTGTGTTCCGATCCACATGTGTGATGGATTTACGCACCACCTGTTATCGCAGGAATGACAAACAACCATGCCGTCAGTTATATGACCAACAAACAGAAGATATGCGCCTCTGTGTGCTGTAGTCCTGTGTCCTAACACTGATGCTTGCCCATAGCCGCTATGTATCGTTGATCCGTTCCATCGCCAGCATCCGTTGTCTTGTATATCGACTTTTTTCATAAACGACGCGCGCCTTGCATCAATATCAAGCGTTCGTTTTCCGCTTTTTGTTTCAACTCTCACTGTTTAGCCTATGCCAATCGAAACACGCGCGATTCGCTCACGCGCTTGAACTGTTCAACGATTTCCGGGTGTGCCGCTGCAAGTGCCTTTTGATCTAGTGCGCTCCGCTGTTGTGTTTTCCATGTCGCGATCTTTTTGCCATCCAGGCCAATCAATACGGCATTCGTCCCGATGTACGCTTGCACGCTGGTTTTCAGTTCGTCAGCTTCCGATTCGAGCATCTTCACTTGCTCGGATATTCCCTTAAGGCGAAGGACTGCGGATCTCACGTCGCCGGATGCGACAATCTCGCTGCCGGTATCACGGGCGAACATCCGCCGCACGTCATCAAGACTTGCAGGTTCAGGCGCTACCCCGCCGAGAACACAATCAGTCCAGAACCATCGCGCCTTGTCTCGGATCAGTTCGGCCGCTTCCGCGTCGTATTCAACGCGATGAATCCGCAGATCATCGGCGCCAATCAGCGCGGCAACGATGCACTCGCGGCGGCGAGTAATCGCAAGACCGTGCATGACCTGGGCGGTGTAGTACACGGGTATCTCGTCCGTTCCTTCGTCGCCCCAATCGCGTGCGGCGAACGGATGCACAGTCTTGATCTCGATGTTGGTATCGCCAGACTCCGCGTCGATCTCGCACGCAAGGAATGGCAGATCAGCATCGATATATCGCTGATTGCGCGCAGTGATCTCGATTCCAGTTTCCTCGGCCAGCATGTCGAGCACTACGGGTTCCAGTCGCTTACCGCGCGCAAGCACTCGCTCGCGCTGTTCGCTTGACGGTTCATCCTCGGCCTGGCCGGTTTTATCAAGCCACAATCCGTAGGCTGTTTTCCATTTCGAGATACCGAGAATCGCGGCAATGTCGCTGCCGCCGATGTATGTTTTTCGGTCCATCAATTCCACCTTCTTGGCAAATGCACGCGGTTTTCGTGACGTTCAACCGGTCCGCTCACGAAGATCTCAATCTCGTCCGCTTCTGTCGGAGATTCCAGCCAATCGACAAACGACCAACCAGACACGACTGCCTTTTCGAGTCTGGACAGAAACCAAACAAGCGACTCAACAAATAACCGTTTCATGCCTTGTTTCCTGTTCTAGTCGACACGTAAGCCCCCAATGTGAATACTCGCCAATCTCCTGCATGACACGACGACCGGCCAGGCTAAGCCCGTCAGTCTCTGTCAGGTATTGAAGCTGGAAGCTCGTTTTGTACCCTCCAATCTCAGCTAGGCGATTGAAGAACCGAGCTTGCTCATGGTTGTCCATTTCCCAAAAACGCATGGCGACTTCTTCAGGCGTTAATGTAATGCTCACTTCCATTATTCAATCTCCCGGTAATCCTCTGTTCGCGCCATCCACCACCTGAGCGCGGCCGCGCTGTTCCATCCTGCGACCCGACGAATCCATTCAAGCTCTCTCATCTCGTCCGAGAGTAGGCGCCAGCTAAGCGGCATCGGTTTCATCGCAGTCCTCGCGGATGTCTTCGAATTCATCGAACAAGTCCAAGAAGTCGTCCGATCCGTCGTCGGGGTTTCTCGGATCGTTCGGATGGCCCGAATAGGCGGGCCAGGTTGCGGAATCTCCATAACCTGGCATGTTGACGGAGTTGTATCGGATCATGCCGCTTCCTCCGCTGGGTGATACGCGCCGTCGAATGCTGGTAACGAGTCAGCTTCGATCCGCTGATGAATGACGATGTTTGAAACCTCGTATCCTTCATCGTCATACAAAAAGATTCGCTGGTACTTTCCAGGCAGTTCATTGGCGTATATCTCAGGCGCCGTGACCTTGATTCGAGCGATGCCGTGCGCTCCGAATGATGTTCTCATCGCGCGCCCTCCGAGATCATGCCGAGCAGATCGACCAGCACGATTGCCGAAACCGCAAGCGACGCGCAGATCGCGGCCAGCGTGGGCCAAATGTTCGTTTTCATTTCGTGTTCCTCCGAGAGTTATTGCCATCCGTGGCAACACTGTCGTCCCCTTCACCTGCCCGCTCGTGTTCGGCAAGGCGTGGTCATACGATAGGCAAAACTATCGCAGGTGTCAATAGTTTTGCCAATTTTTTCTGAGGGCAAGAAAAAGCCCGCGCATGGCGGGCGAAGGTGCGATCTATCGGATGTCCGGTAAGATCAGATCGAGCAGCGCGTCGAGCTGTTCATCGGTCAATGTTTCGATCAGGTTGGCTAGGTGTTGCAGCTTGTCTTCTCTCGTCACCTCAGTCCTCAGCGGTTAAATCACCCTCCCGCTGTCATTTTATCGCGCGTATCGATCGAGATGCCTTCGGAAACTACGTATTGACTTTGCCCGCCATCTGTTCAACCAGCGCGATTATGTGATCTAGCGCGTCATCGCCAACCACAGACGCGGCCTGTCTCAAGCGTTCCTCCTTCTCCGTCCTGTCTGGGCTTGCTTCCATTGCGCCGGTTCCGTATTGCAACCATTCAGCACGGACCCGCAACGCGCGTGCAATAGGAATGATGTGCTTTGTTGCCGCAGCCTTGCCGCTTTCGAGCGCGCTTAGCGTTGGCTGTCGGATGCCGACCTTCCGCGCCAGCTCGTGCTGCTTCATGTCGCGCGCTTCCCTCGCGTACTTCACTCGCTGACCAATTGTCATCGTCATTGATCCCCTCCTTATAGAGGGTTCAGCATGACCCACGAACGGAAAGGTTTGCCTATTGCAAAGGGACATAGTTTTAACTATCATCGCCGCATGGACTGGAAAAAGCTTATTACTGAAATTCTAGAGTCTGGCATGACACAGGGCGAGATCGCTCGCGCCTTGGACATCAGTCAGCCGGTTGTACACGAGATGGCGACCGGGAAGCGCGTGCGAGATCCACAGTGGACCCACGGCAACATTCTGATCGCGTTACACGCTAAACGGTGCCGTCCTACTGCTACGGAGTCGCCGTGACCATTTCGCCGCGCGCCACGGACGCGGAAATATCCGGGTGTGTTCTACCTCCCATTACCCGCAGCCTGGATTAGTCAGACTGCGGGATTTTTTTGGAGCATCGCATGACACCAGACGAGAAGGATATCTGCGTGAAAGTCTATTTGTCCGGGGCCGACTGGCTAGGACTGAAAGACATGGCCGAATCGCACGGTCTCAGTCAGTCCGCGTGCATTCGGCAGATGGTCCGACACGCAATCGAGCACCACGCTCGCAAACAGTTTGCCGCAGAGCGCAGAGCGGCAGATAGAACCGCAACGGACCCGGACTAGGCCCATGAGCGTCGAAACCGATTCAACGTACCGGCTCCGCTTACCGAGCGAACAGCCGCCTCCGCACGGCAAAACCCTACTCCTTCTGACCTGGGCCGGGACTATCTGCAAAGGCCAATGGGACGGCAGTGACTGCGCATGGGCGCCGCTACCGAAGGAGACGGCCGAGATCAAAGAAGCTCGCGCCGAATACTGGCGAACAAAGGCAAACGCGGGCGTTTATGGGGGCCGTGGACTGCTATGAAAGTGCCAGACGCATGGAATGCACGCCAAGACCAGCTAACAAGGCGTGGACATTGCGCGATTTGCGGAAAAATCACGAAGCGTGGCGACCATACGGCGTGCAGCATGGAAGGCGAGCGACGACATAGCGCAGACGGATCAAAGCCGGCCAAGAACAGAGAGAAGCATTACGCAACCGGGAGACTTCCAAAGTGGATGTTCTCGTGACGGCTGAATGCCGCTGGTGCAAGTACAGCGTTTCATCGCTGCACGTCGTCGGATCAGATTACAAGCACCTTTTGATGTGCCTGTTCTGGCGTCGGCAGGCCCGCGATACGTGCCCTGAGTTCGAGCGCGAACCAGGCGCAGACGATGACAAAGTTTCGCAACCCGACGACGGGCAAACGTCGCCGGATCACTTCCACCAATCGCCGTAGGAGGGCGACCAATGACAACGACAGATTATCACAGCTTTCTATCGGAAAAGCTGGCTTTCGGATCATTCGACGGCATACCGATCGAGTCACTGCCTGATTGGCTGTTCCCGCATCAAAAGGATCTCGTTCGCTGGGCGTTGCGCCGTGGGCGCGGTGCGATCTTCGCCGACACTGGCCTCGGCAAGACCCGAATGCAGCTTGCATGGGCCGATGCCATCGTGAAGCACACGGGCGGCCGCATCTTGATCCTGGCGCCGCTGGCCGTCGCAGAGCAGACGGTAGAAGAAGGCTCATCGGTCGGCGTGACCGTCACGCACTGCCGCACTGGTGACGATGTTAGGGACGGCATCAACATCACCAACTACGAACGGCTGCATCGGTTCGATCCGTCGCAGTTCGTCGGCGTCGTACTGGACGAGTCGAGCATCATCAAGCATGAAACATCGAAGACGTTGCAGATGTTGCTTGATGCGTTTGCGCGCACTCCGTACCGACTCTGCGCCACCGCAACCCCAGCTCCGAACGACTGGACCGAACTCGGCACCCACGCGGAGTTCCTCGGAGTCCGATCGCACACTGAAATGCTCTGCGAGTTCTTCGTGCATGACGGTGGCGAAACGCAGACATGGCGACTCAAGAAGCACGCTCGGCGCGAGTTCTGGCGATGGGTGTCTTCGTGGGGCGCGCTGATCCGAAGCCCTGCCGATCTCGGACACGATGACTCAGCCTATCGGTTGCCTCCGGTCACCGTTCATCAGCACACCGTCGAGTCGCCTGTTCTGTTCGGGCAGTTGTTCGCTATGGAAGCGCAGACGCTCAGCGAGCGGAGAACAGCGCGCCGAGAGTCGATTGCTCAACGTGTTGCGGCTTGTGCCGAGATCGTTAACGCGACAGATGAGACATGGCTTGTTTGGTGCGAACTCAATGCCGAAGGCGATGCACTACGGCAGGCCATACCCGGATCGGTGGAGGTCCGTGGATCTGATTCAGTGGAAGACAAGGAGCGCCGATTGCTCGACTTCGCGCATGGCAAAACGCGCGTGCTGATCAGCAAGCCATCAATCTGCGGGTTCGGGCTGAACCTTCAGGTGTGCCACAACATGGCCTTTGTGGGAGTGACCGACTCATGGGAATCCTACTACCAGGCGGTTCGCAGATGCTGGCGTTTCGGGCAAACCAAGCCCGTTGACGTTCACATTTTCTGCGCCGAATCGGAGGGCGCAGTCGTTGCCAATCTGGCTCGCAAAGAAACCGCAGCGAAAGCCATGCAGCAGGAGCTTGCACGAGAAACGATCGATGCGGTGCGTGAATCCGTACTCGGATCGGTGCGCGAAACCAACGCATACACAGCACAGAAACGCATTGCCATTCCGTCATGGTTGGCATCTGAAAACATTGAGGTAGCAGCATGAACGTAGTCAATCAGGCCAACGGAAAAGACTGGACGCTTTACCACGGAGATTGTTGTGAAGTGCTCGGGATGATCCCAGATGCGAGTATCGATTACTCCATCTTTTCGCCTCCGTTTGCGTCACTTTATACGTACTCGAATAGTCCGCGCGATCTCGGGAACTGCCGAAACTACGAGGATTTCTTCAACCATTTCGGATTCGTGATCTCCGAGTTGCGCAGGGTTATGAAGCCCGGTCGCAACGTATCGTTTCACTGCATGTTGCTACCGACCATCAAGGAGCGTGACGGGTATATCGGACTTCGCGACTTCCGCGGAGATCTGATCCGAGCATTTCAGGAAAATGGATTTATTCATCACTCTGAAGTCGTGATATGGAAAGACCCCGTGACATCCATGCAGCGCACCAAGGCGCTCGGATTGCTTCACAAGACAGTACGCGGAAACGCCAGTATGTCGCGGCAGGGGATACCCGACTATCTGATCACGATGCGGAATCCCGGCGAGATCATCGATCGGGTGACGCACAATCCAGGCGATTACCCCGTCTCGAAATGGCAGCAGATTGCCTCGCCTATCTGGACCGATATCAACCCATCGGACACCCTGCAATACACATCAGCACGCGAGCACGAAGACGAGCGCCATATCTGCCCGCTACAGCTCGAAGTGATCCGGCGCGGAGTGGATCTCTGGACGAATCCGGGCGACGTGATCTTGTCGCCGTTTGCAGGAATCGGATCGGAGGGACATGTGGCCGTGCAGATGAATCGACGCTTCGTCGGAATTGAACTCAAAACCAGATACTTCGAACAGGCCGCGCGCAATCTCAAGAACGCACGCAGCGGAAATGCCGACCTGTTCGATCTGATCGATGACGACGAAGCAGCATGAAGACCGAGTAAACGCCAATGGCCAATCAATGGGTCCGACTATGGATCGACATGCCAAACGATCCGAAGTGGCGAACGATTTCGAGACTTTCAAAACAGCCGATCTCGCTCGTTATTTCGTTGTTCGTACATCTCATGTGTGACGCTGCGAACGCAGACGAACGCGGTGTGACGCGGTGTGACGCAGAAGATTTGGCGAGTGCTCTAGATGTCGAAAAAGAACAAATCGAAGCGGTACTGAGCGCAATGGATGGGCGCGTTTTGGATGGTTACAAGCTCATCGGATGGGACAAGCGGCAACCACTTCGAGAAGACAATTCAGCAGAAAGAACAAGAGCTTGGCGAGATAGAAAAAAGGACGTGACGCAGTGTGACGCAGACGTGACGCAGTGTGACGCCCCAGATACAGATACAGATACAGAAAAGAATATAAAGAAAACACTCCCTATCGGGAGTGCAAAAGAAAAACGCAACGCAATACCGCAGAAGCGAGCAACGCAAATTCCAGACGATTACGAACTGACCGACGCAATGCGGCAGTTCTACACCGAGAGACTGCCACGCGGAGACATCGAAGCAACGTGGCAGCACTTCACTGACCACCACCGCGCAAAGGGCTCAGTCATGAAGGACTGGGCAGCAGCATGGCGCACATGGGTAGGAAACGAACTGAAATTCACGCAACAGGGGTCTCGCAATGTCACACCAATCCGCAATGGCCGTTCTGGATTCGTCCACCACACCGCAGCAGTCGCAGAGCGCGCTTTCGCAGGATGCGATGTCCCGGAATTTTGACGCGTGCCGCGAGTCGGTTCGATCGGTGTTCCGGTGCATGGTTGCTGACTACGGGCCAATGTTCACGAAGCAATTCGACGGACAAGGGATTAGCCAGAACGCATGGCAGCACAGACTCTACGGGAAAGTGGCGCACTGCGAATCGTCCGCAATCATCGATGGATACGAGATTGCTTCAAAGGCAAAACCATCAATGCCGCCAACGCTGGCGGAAATATCGGACGCAATCATCCGGCTAAACGGCGAACGCACGCGCACAGCCGAACACATCGCTGAAGTCGCCGTACCTCGCGTCAATGGGCTTGCCGGATACGTCGAGCACCTGGCTGAAGCCAACCCGGACAACACGCTTGCACTCGGTTGTATCGAGACCATGCGGGAGATCTTGTCTCGACCATCGCCAGCGACTACCGAGGAACGGAACGCACGACTCGACAAGGCGATGCAGGTTCACGCGCAGATCATGGCGACCGCGCCACGGATTCACCATCGCGGGCAGATGAAGCAATGCCCTGTTCCCGGTTGCGGAAAGCGCGGAGCCATCGCACGGACAACGCACGCCGAGGGTGAATCGACCGAGTTTTTCTGCGCAGAGCATTTCCGCAATGGATGACATCGACAAACGGATTCTCGCGTTCGCATCGTCGGTCCCGAATGAAGCAGACCGCAAACGCGCAGTGTTCGAACGGCTCAAGACCGAATCGCCGGATGTTGCCGAGTGGATCTCGCAGATGTCGCAGGCATTCGGCAAGCCTGCCGCGATCGTCATCAAGTTTCGCAGCGGCGAGTTGTTCCGCTCGGGCAAGTTCCGTGCTGCGCAGGATTACCCGGACTTTGCGAAACGATGCGAGCGAAACGCTTAGCCACATTCAGACGCGACGAACACACGGAGCAATGCGTGCTCATGACGTGGCTACAAATCAGTCACCCGGACGTGTGGCCGAGTGCCTACGCAATCCCGAACGGCGGGCACCGACACGTCGCGGTGGCGGCACGGATGAAGGACGAGGGCGTAAAGCGCGGAGTGCCGGATATTTGCATCGCAATCCCGCGCGGATCTCGGCATGGGCTGTATCTCGAACTGAAAGCGACAGGAACAACCGCATCGGCGGTTTCGAAGGAACAGCGCGAATGGATCGCGCGGCTACGGATGGCAGGTTACGCGGCGGAAGTCGCGCATGGATTCGAACAGGCTAGACAAATCATCGAGGAATATCTGAATGATCGTTAAAAACTTGGTCGTGACCAACGGCGAATACACAACACGCGACGGTGAAACCAAACGCCGGTACGTGACCATCGGGCAATTGCACGAACACGAGGGGCGGCAGTACATCACGCTCGACGCTTATGTGAGCCTCGCAGGATTCCCACGGAAGGAAGGAGAGTCCCGTGTGTTCGCGAATTTGTATGACCCGCAACCAAGGGGTCAGGAAGCGCAAAGCGCGGCGCCACGGTCAGAAATGGCGCCTTCTCGTGGCGGTTCTACGCCGTCCGGTGAGTTCCAAGACGACGATATCCCGTTTTGAGGTGACGCATGGACTTTGACACCTATCAGATCAGGGCCGCGCAAACGGCAATCTACCCCGGCAAGGATTACCCGGTTTTCGGACTCGCAGAGGAAGCTGGCGAAGTCTGCGGAATCATTGCCAAGGCAAGCAGGGACACGGGCGGCATCTTGGATGGAGAGAAAGTATTGAAGCTCCGAAAGGAACTCGGAGACGTCCTCTGGATGATCGCGCTTATCGGCTACGAGTACGGCTTACCGCTCGGAGAAATAGCACAAGCCAATCTCGAAAAACTGGCAGACCGAAAGAATCGCGGAGTGCTCGGCGGATCGGGGGATGATCGATGAATACTCAGGAATTGATCGTTTTGGTATGCGACGAAATCAAGGACGTTCTGCTACAAAAAAACTCGGCCTATGGCGATTCTGCGATCAACCCGCTGCGTGTATTCAGTCGGGCCGATTCAATCGAGCAAATCAACGTCCGAATTGACGACAAGCTATCACGCATCGCCAGGGGATCAAATGCCGGTGAAGATACCGAACTCGACTTGATCGGGTATCTCGTTTTGAAGCGCGTTGCGAAACTTGCAGGAGAATCCAATGGAAGATAACTACGAAGAATGCTCGGGCCGAATGCTCGGAGTTGTCCTGATTTCATCGCTCGCGATGGTTGCGGGATTCATCGCCGGAATCTGTTTCGGGTACGCATTGGCAATCTCATGAAACTACCAGGCGCTCTCGGTGAAATTGCAAGCATTGCCGGAATACCTGCCGCGCTCGCAATCGCAGAGCGCCTTGGTGGGCAATTCGTCTACATCCAAAGGGCCGATGCGATCTTGCGCAACGACCGGAACGAGAAGATCAGAAACGATCACAAGACCGGCCTCACAATCGAAGTGCTGGCAGTTCGATACAGGCTATCGAAGCGGCAAATCATCAACATCCTAGACGTGGAAGACGAGTGAAATAAACCATATGGATCGTTTCACCTTTTTGAGCTACGGTCAGGCGATAAACAGGAGATCACCAAATGAACTCAATGCTCTATTGGCTACTCACGCAACTCGCGAACTACATCCTCGGAGAGCAAATCATCGAGCGCGTCGTCGCCGCTGTTGGCCGCTGGGCAGAGAAAAAGTTCAAGGAAGGCACGCCAGACTCAGACGCCAATTCACTGCGACGGCATGGCGTTCTGGACGAGATCAAGGCATGGGGCGAAGACCCGCAGGACCCGTGCCCGAGCTTGTCGGAATCGTTCCGGCGCCTGGCGCTCGAGCTTGGGTTTCGACTGTTCAAGATCGGCCAGGAGCAAACCAAATGAAAGGCTGGCTCACGAAAACAGCAGGCGCGCTCTTGATCCTGTACGGAATCATCGGCGCAATCTCAGGACTGCATGACTTTGACTCGGCATTCCTGATGGTCGGTAACGGACTCGGCTATATCGGACTTCGCAGAGCAACGGACAAAGCCGTTGCAGAGATCACGGCCAATCAGGTTAACCCGGCATCTCTTGATGACATCGTGAGGCGCAATCAGTGAGCGTGACAACCGAAGTGTATCGAAGAATATACGACGATCAGGATGGGACGTTTCTAAACGTCAGTCCAGACTCTGACGGGATTGGAACGGTAACTGTTTGGCCTTCGAACGAAGATAGCCGCAGAAAGTATTTTCCAGGCGTCATGTTGCAAATACAAGATGAAGAAATGGCTAAGGCGCTGGTGGAAGCGATCAATTTATGCGCTGTTGAGTGCGCAGCTATAAGGCTGACACGGAAGCCATGAGCCAGGTATCAACGCGCGGCCTTGCACTGATTCGAGAATTCGAGGGGTGCAAACTGCGCGCGTACAAATGCCCTGCGGGTGTCTGGACGATCGGCTACGGAACGACTCGCATAGCCGGAAAGCCGGTAAAGCCGTCGCTGACCATCAGTCAAGCCGAGGCCGAGATTCTGCTACAGCACCAAGTCGCAGAGCACTGGAACGAGGCAGAAAAGCACATCCTTCACGCGGACGAACTCGCACAAGAACAAGTCGATGCGCTGGCCTCGTTCGTTTTCAACGTCGGAGTCGGCGCGTTTCGCGGATCAACCCTGCTCAAGATGTTGAACCAGGGACAGGACACGAAAGCCGCAGATGAATTCACGAAGTGGAACAAAGCTGGCGGCAAAGTATCGCATGGACTCACGCGCCGTCGTCGAGCTGAAAGAGAACTCTTTTTAAGGGGAATCGAATGAAAAACCTGTTTGTGATCGCGTTCCTGTTTTCGGCTCAGGCTGGAGCTATGGAAGTCAGTGAAGCCCTGACCTACCAGGGGACCGATATATTTTTCGAACGAGTACATCACCCGAAACCACCTATGCCGAAATGCGATCCGGTACCGATTCCGGCCGCCGTGTGGCTGTTCGCGTCAGCACTCGCAGGCATCGGCTTAATCTCCCGACGCGCTAAATGATCTCCTACCTCGCGACCACTGCCCGCGCTGCGACTCTCGCGTGTCTCTGCGCGGGTTTTTTTGGTTGCGTTCAGGTAGGACCGAAAGATTTACGACTCGCTGGACCTGCACCCGTACAGAATCCAGTGATCGGGCCGAAACCATGCCTCTGTACGCTTCCACCAATCCCTCAAGTAGTGCATATCACGATCGAACCAGGGAAACCAGTGGAAGCGGACGAAGGCGGAAAATCACTGCTACGCGCATACGTCAAGGCAAGGGAATCGGGGCGTGCGCTTTGAGAAATACGCCGACGAAGTTTCGGACGCAATAGATCGACTTGATGAAGTATGGCAAGACGTGACATCCGAGGCGAATACGCCGACCGGACACCGAAACCGAGTCAAGCGCGTCAGCATCGCAATGGGAAACGTTTTGGCGGCATTGCAGAAACTAGACGATTTCTGGCAGCAGTCGAAACCGAATCAGAAACCCGAGAATGCAGCGAAGCGGATGTCCTGGGCCAGCGTGCCCGAACTCATCGCCGCAGGGGATTTTAGACAACGCATGATCGACCGATTGAATGCCATGTTTTCGCAGAAAGCCCTTGCAGATCGGTACGGTGTCAGCAAGCGAACCGTGGAATGTTGGTATCAAGGCCGCACAGGCAAGGACATGATTACTCACTTCGTGGATCGGTCATGACAAAGAGACAACGATTCAAGGCCGCACGGATCGCACTGTATACGATGGTCGGATGGATGATCGGATGGACCGCCGCGCTCCTGTGTGTAGGACTGCTCGCGTCATGATCCTGATCGCGTTGCTACTCTGCGGATGCGTCCACGTCGATTGTTCATCGTCAGGCCGGATGCTATGGGCCGAACAATGGCAGCAAGTACCAGGCGCAAAAAAGGGAATGATTGATGGCGGCATGGCGGTTATTTCTTGCGATTGGGGGATCGTTCGATGAAGGCAATCACGGGCGCGTGGACGTTGATTTGGTTCGCTGGGCATCGCTACGGGTGGGACACCCTAGCAATCTCGGCGGTTATCGTGGTCGGCTCAGCATGGGCCGTTTTTTTGGTATGACAAACGAGGGCGAAATGGCAAGGGTTCGATCAATCGAAGAATCACCGCTAAAGGGCAATAAATTGCCGGTGAAGTACCGCAATCCGAAAAACCACGCAGAGGCGTGGACCGGGCGCGGCCATACGCCGAACTGGCTCAAGCGCGAATTGAATCAGGGCGTCGATCTTGAATCGCTCAAGATCTAGTGATGACAGAAAACCGCTGCACACAGCAGGAGTGCCACTTGAACCAAGCGCGACGGCAATTCTCACTGCTTTGGGCGGCTGTTTTCCTCGCATGGCTGGCAACTGGCGCCGTGTTCCTGCTCGGCACGTACAGGAGCCAGGAAATAGACCAAAACATCATCACACGCATGGATCTGATCGAAAGAGGGATAAATGCATGCATCCTAAATTCTAGCGATGATACCGAATGATGCAGGGCGTTTTCCGCCAGACCTACCGCCGACCTCCTACGCATGGGCGGTATGGCTTTCGAGCTTCGGGGCGCTATCGGCCTATCTCGTGAAGCTCAAAAGCCAATCAAATAGTGCGTTTTCATTTTGGTCACTCGCATCTGAAG